ATTTTCAGAGGCGACCACATTTTTTAAAGAAGAAGTTACTTTTCTTCTTCTTCTTCATCCTCGTCCGCGTCTTCATCTTCATCTTTCGATGATTCTGCGTCTTCGTCTTCAATTTCAAATTCAACAAGGCAGTCATTGCCTTCCTTGTCTTTTTCAATTTTAAGGGCAGGACGATTAAACGCTTCGCCTTGCAATTTAAAATCTTCCGTTATCTCTGCGTAGGTCGTGCCTTCCGTGAATGCGCCATCATCCGACCAGAAGGTGATCTCACCGTCTTCGTCGTAAAACACTTCACGTATGGTGTAAAAGTTCTCCGAAAACTTTTCAGTTTCGTTCTTTGGTTCCATAACAACGCGGTAGTTCCAAGACATGGGTTTGGCTCCTATGGTGTAAACATCCGCGCTAAATTCCGCCTTTGGCTCCACACCAAAGGTAAAACTGGCGGTCAAGGCTTGAACTTTAAGGGACATTTGAATCTCCTGTTAAAAGGCAAAATCATCATAGGAAACCAATTCATCAAATTGATGACAGAGTGCGTCACTCATTCTCTTTCAATGCTTTTTCAGAAAGCCCTATTGCCATTGCCAATACAATCCATGTTATACCTTCATTAGATGTTTTTGGCGCTGGCAAATCCTCATGTTCAATATCGGCAATTTTCTGTAACACACTTCGCAACCGTTCAATCTCGTTGGCGGCATCCAAACGAACTTTTGCAGCGCTTGTCGCGCCAAATCGCGCTTGATTCCGCAACCGTTCAACAATATCCATTACCGCACCTCCACGCATATAAAACGTGATGTATATACCAGAACATTCTGCCCATCCTTTGGCGCTGTTTCTATTGGTTGCCATTCAGTCATGACCGAACCATCCCGCAATAGCCATGTGTCAATGGTTCTTCAGGGATAAGCGGCAATTGCAGCATTTTGCCCTGCATCAGGTCTTGATGACCTGCCGGACGCCACCGCCAAGCCATGCAGTTGGGACCACGGCAACTCGAAAGATCGGGTTGTGGGCATACTTTTTCTTTCGCCTCTTTAGGCGTTACATAATGCGGATTGTCAGTCATATCCATATTCTCCTTGGTTTAACACCGTGTCGCTCCAATGCTTTTGTGAGAGCCGTGCGGCTAATATCCATTTCCTTGGCGGCTTGCGTTAAGGACAGGCCATTGTGCAAATGATCTAAAGCAATTCTAATTCGCTCCTCTGTCCATTTGCCAACATGCCGCCCAACTTTATTAGTCATGCTTCGTCTTTCTTATCCCATGAAAACTTAGGCAATGTAACCGTTGGTTTTACGCCTTCCCCACCTTGTGTTTTTCTGATGGATTGTATTCGGGCCTCACGCTTGGCTATTTCAATTTTCAACAGACGCTTCTGTTCTTCCGTCATTTTCTTTTCTTTTGGCATAGTCTTCCAGTTCCTTAATTCGTTTTACATAATGCGCTAATGTTTTAGCGTAAAATTGTTCTCGCATTTCTGCCGCCAGAAGATCAGACTCCAACTTTCTAATCTCGTTGTCTTGTTCTTGAACTTTTCGTTCCAGCCAAATAACCGGGCTAATTTCTGGTGTTCCCTTCATCACTCATCCTCCTTCAGTGCGGAGCGGGCTGCTCGTAAATCGCCAATCCTAATAGGAGGATCAATTTTAAACCAATCTTCGTCAAAATCGTAATCTTTTGAATGGTCGTATATTGCCGCCCGATCTGCAAATGGTTTCAATGCTTCCCGCAACCGTTTTGCATCTTCCCGCGACGAATCGTACCAATCCAGCAAATCCCTATTGGCAATCTTTAGGCTGTGAATCTCTTTCCTAAGCTGTTTTATGATGCCGTTTTTATCATCAAAGATCGCTTTTACTTCATCAACAATGTCCATTGTGTTCTCCTTGGAGCGTTAGAGCGGGTTATGGTTCGCAGCTTCCACTTACCATTATCTTAAACTACGCCCCCGCTCAGCGTAGTAGCACCTTATGCACCTAAGACCTTCCCCCATGATAAGGAACAGAGGAGGAATTACTTCACACGAAATACCCGAAAGCCGCCATCCGTGTCAGCCACGCGGAATACTTTTCCTATGTGCTTCCTGTTGGCTGCGTAGCTGGTTTGACGCAATGATTTGCCAGATGCAACGTCCATCAGTGGCACATGGAAACTATCGCCAACTTCCATGTCACCGAATGGATAGCGCGATGATGCCCGTGTTTTAAACGTGGGCATTGGTATTTTAGTGTCTACTTTATATTTGATTGCCATTGTTATTTCTCCTTTAACAATTTTAATTTAACTAACCATCAAACTGGATACAATGGCATGTTTGAATTATTCCCAGCAAATTTTTGACTTTCTGACAATTCAAACGTCCGTTCAACGCCCCGGCTAATCATGCCAGTTTTACGCATAAACGTGATTGCCTGTGAAACAGTGTCAACCAAGTCGTCATGAACGCCTTTGGGAAACTCCTCCACTTCCGTGACAACCATGTCTGCCCATATTCTAAACAAGTCAGGATCACCTACCTTGGTTGGTGCGTAAACCAATCCTTCAGCAAACAGATGTTGCACTGCATATAAACGCGCTGTCTTATCCAAATCCTGTGGATTAACTTCTCTGACGCTAAACTCTTCAATGCCAACCAGTCGCCTGATTTCCTGCGCCACTGATATGCCCGGCCCCTTGGCTTCCACCAGCAGAATATCAATCTTGCTTTCCCGTGCCGTCTTAATGATCTTATCAACCAGTTCATGAAACTCAAGTCGCGCTTTCCAAGCATTGGTCATCATAATCTTTGGCACTTCACCGCCCTGCGTGCTCTTCTGGATGCGCGACACCACATTGCCCTGATGATCCCGATTGACAATAGCCGTTGATTCGCCACCGTCTTGCCACACACCCCAACACGTCATGGCGCTGAAGTCGTTCTCTTTCTTGGTCGTATATGCCAAGTCCAGACTGCCTATGTTGATTTCCATGTCTGGGAAGGCAGTAGCAGACCAAGGTTGCCACCACGTCCGTTTGATAATGCCGCCGCCAGCAGGCGCAGGTCGTTGCTGTAACTGACCAGCCGCACCATAAGGTCCAAGGTCTTTTTCTAAAAGGTTAACTTCTTCCTCGCCAAACCGTTCCGGCCAAAGTAATTCGCCTTCCGTTTCCCGTGGATCAGTCCACACCACATCATTTACACCATCATTGGCTGCGGCTGGCACAAGAACCGTATAAATGCGACGCTCAGGCTCAAACCGCATTGGCAGCATCAGGTGCGTCCATGAACCTACGTCTTTCGTCAAGATATGCCCGGTAATGTCCCGCGAATTAAGGCGCTGCTGAATCACAATACGACAGCCCCGTTTGCTATCGTTCAGACGGGTAGACCAAGCCTGATCCCACCACTCATTGGTGCTGTAGATAATGGCTTCCGAATTGGCTTCACGGCTATTGTTAGGATCGTCCGCTATCAAATACGTTCCACCCATACCAGTCGTGGAACCGCCCACAGACGTTGTTTGCCGCCTGCCGCCAGATATTAGATCAAACTGGCTCTTGGTATTCTGATCGGCTTGTAGCTGCACCTTATGGCCCCAGCGTGATTGATACCAATCGCTTTCAACCAAGCGTCTGCATTTTAAACTGTCTTGCAATGATAGCGACTGACTATACGAAGCAAACAGAAACTGCACACCATTGCCAGAGGTTGGCGATAATTCGTCTTGCGCCCAGCACCAAGCCGGGAACAACGTACCAACCAACGTAGATTTAGAAAAACGTGGTGGAATGTTGATAATCAAATTGCGTATGTGACCGTCAGCGCAAGCCTGCAAATGATCACACACAGCCTGCATAGCAAAGCCACCACCAACAAATTCAGCAGGATCAATCACTGACCAAGCCTCTGCTGCAAAGTCATATAGATTGCGCTGTAAACGCTTCTTATTGAGATTGAAACGCAATGCTTCCGCTTGTGCGCGGTTGAGCATGTGCTTTTTTGTAATTGGCGTATCAAGCATTGTGATCATCTATTTCAACAAAGTCAGCGTCTTCAGCTTCATCATTAGGTGATGGTAA